CTAATGCACCCCAAGAAGATAAGACACCCATAGGCTGACCACGAGCGTACCTCACAGAATTCGAACGGTTTCCGCTTGAATCTGTGAAGCTCAGTGGGAACACTGTTTCCTTCCCATTGACAGTTTTCTGCCAAAAAGGAAGAGACCATGTTCGATCACGAAGTAGGGATGTCCATGCTTCGGAGATCTCAGTTCCAAAACGAGAAGATAACATAGAAGTATACAACACCATAGGTATTGTATCTGTCGCAGCTTTCAAGTCATAAGAAAAAATATCCTTATGACCAGACTCAGCAAAGGATCGAAGTGATCCCTGTTGGTCGAAAGTCGCGTCAGACGGCAACATACGTAGTATGTCGAACAGTACTCGATGCATCGGTTTTAGAACACTCTGCGTTAACGCGTCCGGAATGGCTATCACACGGACCTTTCCAGCAGCTTCCTTGATAAGAGAAAGCTTACCGCCTGACGGGCGGACCACCTTAACCTGTCGGTCTTTAGGACCTTCAAGCTTAGAGTGGGAAGGAAAGTAATGTGCGAGAACCTTCGGGTCCAAGTTAACCGAGTCTCCGAAGTCTGACGATAATTTCCAGGCTTCCTTCCATTCGTCATCCAAGACGAACTTCAGCATCTCAACAGCATAAGACTCAATACGAGCCCTAAATGTTGTTGCTCCAACAGCATCCATATAACTCACTAAAGGTGAGAGTTTCCATCCTCTTGCAACCCAATAAAGGGTGTCAATTGGATAGGAAGCAATGGATGTTGAGTGGTTAGGACCCGCTGTTGTTGCCAGAAAAGGCTCGACAGGGGCCAGATCTGAATTTAGAAGTTCAGAAGCTCCCAGGTCAGATAACCAAGACTTGGCCTCCGTCTGGAGGAAGAGCTCAAATCTCGTTTTAACGAAAGTAAAGCGATAATCTGTACGGAATAAATTTCCGATTGCGCTAAAAGTAGGAATCTTATGAGAAGATTCCAGCGACTTATAAATATACAGAATAGAACTCCACAATCGTATTACCGACATGTTGTTGGAACGTATCGCCATGCGAACGCTCTTAGGAAAAGAGGAGGGAAGCCCAGCGGTTAGGCGTACGCGCAGGCCAACGGCCTGTGATGATGTAAGTTTTGTTCCACTAACAAACGTCTGTAGAACAAAATACATCACCTTTAGTCTCACGACTAAAGCGCCTACCCCCTGAGTTTCGAGAATCCCAATCAAATATTTGATAAAAGAACTCATCTCACTCCTGAACCTTGAAGTTGAACCAAGTCCCACGACTTTCACGTAGAGGTGTAAACCCCACAACATGAAAAGTGGCCTAAGGTTTCCCTTAGTCACAACGGCCAGGTTTTCCACATTCTCCTTTAATCCAAAACGACGTACGACTTTCGGAACCCACTGAAAGAGGGATTTATACCTTCGAGTAATTGGACCTTTAGAGATGCGTCGCCCCAGATACCATTCTGGGGGGGAGTTTTGGGAACCATCCGTAGATGGCGAAGGTTGAGACGTAGGACGTGAGTCAGACGGACGAGCCAAGACCAAAGGTCTGCGACCAGAGTTAAGGGATTGCCTCACCAAGATTATATAATCTGGTTCCGTTAGATAAAGGATATTTCCTGAATCAACGGGATCGACGAGTGCATATTCACCTGCCTCTATCCGATCCCAATTGACCAGTCTATAGAGACGGTGATTTGGATTGGAGAAAACGGTACAAGAAGTATGGAACATTTTTATGAAAGTCATAGTGTTTATGATGATTAATTTAAGTGTAGGATACACCGGAGAAGTTGGATACCTTTCTCTTACCCTACAGAGTGTAGGCGGGAGCAGGCCCCGAGGTAAGGCTTAATTCAATCAAGTTTCAAGAAG